ATAAAATACAAGCTTTAATTGGCAATTATAATTATTACTTACAAATGATTAGAGATACCACCGGTTTAAATGAAGCTAGAGATGGTAGTATGCCAGATAAAAACGCTTTAGTTGGTGTACAGAAATTAGCTGCTGCTAATTCTAACACAGCTACAAGACATATACTACAAGCTGGTTTATTTTTAACAGCAGAAACTGCAGAAAAATTATCATTAAGAATATCAGACGTTTTAGAGTATTCACCAACAAAAGATGCTTTTATACAAGCAATAGGAGCTTCAAACGTTTCTGTTTTAGAAGAATTAAAAGAATTATATTTATATGATTTTGGTATATTTATAGAATTACAACCTGATGAAGAAGAAAAAGCTTTATTAGAAAATAATATACAAGTTGCTTTAGCTCAACAAAGTATTAATTTAGAAGATGCTATTGATATAAGAGAAATTAAAAATTTAAAAACAGCTAATCAACTTTTAAAAATCAGAAGAAAAAAGAAACAACAAACCGATCAAGTTGTAGCTCAACAAAACATAGAAGCTCAAGCTAACGCTAATGCGCAGGCACAGCAAGCTGCAGCGGCTGCTGAGGTTCAAAAAAATCAAGCAATAACTCAAAGTAATATTCAACTAGAGCAAGTTAAAGCTCAGCTTGAATCAAATAAAATGTTACAAGAAGTTAGTGCTAAAAAAGAGCTCATGCAATTAGAATTTCAAATGAACATGCAACTAAAAAATATGGAAGTCGAAGGGCAAAAATCTAGAGAAAAAGAAAAAGAAGATCGTAAAGACGAAAGAACTAGAATACAAGCTACACAACAAAGTGAGCTTATAGATCAAAGAAATAATCAAAAACAACCTAAAAACTTTGAGTCTGCAGGTAATGATATACTAGGAGGCGGATTTGATTTAGGTGGATTTGAACCTAGATAACAATTATTAATTATTATTATATTATATTATGGCAAAAAAGAAAAAAGAAAAAGTAGTCGAAAAGGCTGCTGAAGATAACGTTGCTAAAGTAAATCTTAAAACTAAACAAGAAGACGACGTTATAAAAGTAAATTTAGATAAACCAAAAAACCAAGAAAAAGATGAAATTAAAAACGATACTATTGACGAAACAGGAGTCCTTGAGAATGTTGAATCCGAGGACACCGGGACCACACAAGAACAAGAAGAAGTACAACCGGAAGCTGAAACACAAGAACAGCCAGCTTTAGAAGAAGTTACTGAAGAAGAAAAAGTTGAAGAACAAGTAGAAGAATTAGTTGAAGAAACTAAAGAAGCTATAGTTGAAGCTCAAGAATCTGGTAAAGAAATTCCAGAAAATATACAAAAACTTATGGACTTCATGGAAGAAACCGGTGGTAATGTTGAAGACTATGTAAGACTTAATCAAGATTACAGCAATTATGATGACAATAGTATATTAAGAGAATACTATAAACAAACTAAAAAACATCTAACAGATGATGAAATTAGTTTTTTAATGGAAGATAATTTTTCTTATGACGAAGAATCAGATGATGAAAGAGAAATTAGAAAGAAAAAAATAGCGTTAAAAGAGCAAGTTGCCAACGCTAAAGCCCACCTGGACGGGCAGAAGTCCAAATACTATGAAGAAATTAAAGCTGGGTCAAAGTTGACCAAAGAACAACAAAAAGCTGTAGATTTTTTCAATAGATATAACAAGGAATCAGAGGAGAATCAAAAAGTTGTAGAACGTCAAGCTAAGACTTTTAAATTAAAATCTGACAATTTATTTAATGATAAGTTTAAAGGCTTTGAATATAATGTCGGTGAAAAAAAGTATAGGTTTAACGTGAAAAATACAAATGAAGTAAAAGAAACTCAAAGCGATATTAATAATTTTGTCAAGAAGTTCTTGAATAAAAATAATGAAATAGAAGATGCTGCAGGTTATCACAAGTCTTTATTTACAGCAATGAACGCTGATGCTGTTGCTAAACATTTCTACGAACAAGGTAAAGCCGATGCTTTAAAAGATAGTATAGCTAAATCTAAAAATGTTGATATGAATCCAAGACAAGCTTTTGGTGAAGTTGAAGCTGGTGGAATTAAAGTAAAAGTGTTAGGTGATAATTCTAATGATTTTAAGTTTAAAATTAACAAAAAATAAATAACAATTTAAAATTTAAAAATTATGGCAATTCAAGGAGGTAATAATTTGAATAGTGTACCTGCTCCAAGACAGCAAGCGCTAAACACAAATTATCTAGACCTTTCATCTGCTTCAAACGCAGGTTGGGGTCAACAATACGTTCCAGACTTGATGGAAAAAGAAGCTGAGGTTTTCGGACCTAGAACAATTTCTGGTTTCCTATCACAAGTTGGTGCGGAAGAGGC